TGAGGTAAAACTGAATAGAAGGAGGATGGCATGAAATATCTGAAACGGTGTATCTGCTTTATCAAAGCGGTCAGAGACCTGCTGAAGCATGGGATTTGGATACCTCACGTTTACAAGGACACCTACGAGAAAGCCATTATCATCGCCACAGACCACAGTTTCCGGGTGGCGCAGGATTACCAGCACGTCCGGGGCGAATTGGTGTACAAGGATGCCTATTTAATCAGGAGCCGGTGCATCTATTGCGGTAAAGAGGATTTATCCTGGGCAGCTGATAGCAGGTATTTGGATTTGTAGATGAGCGTAATGGTAAATGCAAAGCAGGAGGTAATGGATGAACAGAAAAGTTACAGTCCGGAATTTCAGTACACTGACTTCTTCCGCAGCACTGATCCGTGCCGGGTTATACCTTGGAGGAGAAACGAAAACAGCTGAAGAGGGTGGGTTCCGGTTCAAAGTTACGGAAAACGAAAGACATGGCACGGTTGTAAAGGTTACGGAGGTGGAAAAGTGAAGAACGGAAAAAAGCCGACACTGGCACAGAAGAAATTCCTGCAGGAGAATGGACTGGCTCCGGAGAAGTGGCTGATTGTGAAAGACACTCCGGAAGAGATGGAAGTGGTCAGCAGGATTGCCCTGCAGAGGAAAAGTGGAAAAACAAAGGTAATCAGAAAGGCGAAGAAATGAGCGAAAAGACAGAAGTAAAGGTTCCGGAGGATATCCGGAAGGCTTGGGAAGAGATGCAGTTTTGTGCAAAGCTGCTCAGGGAAGGCAAAGCCAAGATAATGGTTGCAACCAGAAAAGACGGTACCAAATACCGTTACACAAAGCCGAAGTAAGGGAGGTGCAGCATGGTTTTAAGAGAAGAAATGTACTTTGAGCCAAGGACAATCAGTCAGTCGGGCAGTATCCGATGGTTCGGACAGACCTACACAGCACCACAGATGCTTTATCACACGGAGCAGACAGTCTATGTCAGAGACAATGGCAGGATGTTATTTATCTACGAATTAAGCAGTGACAAAATGTCCGAGGATGAGAAAATCGAAGCGGTATTTACACCGATCTGCAAGATTGAGAAACCGGACAAGGGACACCGCTACGGTAGGAAAATTACATAAGGGGCGAGAAGCCCCTCCTAATGCAGCCACCGCAAGGTGATGGTCACAAGCCCATATAAATGCAGAGTGGGAGAGGAGGACAGCATGATAGCAAGGATTGTGTGGACGATCCTGCGGTACCCGGTTGGAGCCGAAGTCGGCTTTGCGGATGAATTCATAACTGAATATCGGACTGTGATGGGATACCATTACGCTCATGGAGCCTTCTATGTGCTTTTCTCCGAAGGTAACATGGTACACATGAACCGGCTGGATGAGCTGGTTGTATCAGTAAAAATCAAGAAGGAGGAAACAAAATGGACGCAACAAAGAAAGTGACCAAAGGTGGCGGTATTACCCTTCCGAGAGGTATCCGTCAGGAGACCGGCATTCTTCCGGGAGTTCCGGTCAACATCAGAACAGATGAGGAGGGAATCCATATCTCAAAGCACGTGCCGACCTGCCATTTCTGCGGAACACCGGATGATGTACAGAAGGTCTGGAAAGTTGATGGTATCGAAATCTGCAGAAGTTGTGCTGGGAAGATTGCGGAGGTGTTTGAATAATGAGCGATATGGCAGAAATCAAAGCAAAGGCTGACCGATTGGTGGAGCTGACCAACCAGCAGACTGAAATCAAAGCGGAGATTGATGAAATCAAAGCGTGGTTCGAGAAGCTGGCAACGGATGACCTGAAGGACACCAAGAAAAAGACCATTGATTACTGGGGCAGCAACAATTCCAAGGTGGTGGTCGGAAACAGCGAGACTGTGAAGCCGATTTCCATGACGATGGTTAAGAAGCTGCTGGGTGATGTTTTTGGAGATTTTGTGAAAGAGGATACCACTTACAAAATGACAGAACCGTGCAAGAGACTGTTTACCATGATGTTCCTCGGCAATTATACCGAGGGAAGTCTGGATGAGACAATCAAGGCGATAACAGCTGATGAGAAAATCCAGCGCACACTGAAAAAGAAGCTGAAGGGCAAGTATGAAAAGGATACGGAAACCCTGATGAAGATGGTGGGACTTTCCGAGCAGGAGGCAAGCGACTGGGCATACATCGCAGCGGAAATTATCAACTGGGAATGGATGATGCAGGTGCTTAAGGCTGCAGAGTGGAAAGGAACACCGCAGGAGGCTGTTGAAATCATCAGAGCAGCCATTATTGTGGATGAAGGTATCAAGGTAACGGTGGAAGCTGAAAAAGCGGAATAACCGGAAAGGAGAGGCAGATGAGAACGATAGAGCAATTCCAGATCAGGAAGATATATGCCATCGGCAATGCGCTCGGTATCAAAGCCTCCGGAAGCGAGGATGAGCTCCACGCTCTGGTAGGTGGAGTGACGGGGAAAGACTCCATTAAAAGTCTTACATACAAAGAGGCCTGTGCAGTGATTGCACGTCTGGAAGAGTTGCAGAACAAATCTGCCTCTCCAAAGCCAAGGAGTAAAAAACCGAAGGAGCATAAGAGCAGACCGGGAGGAGTTACAGCTGGTCAGCAGAAAAAGATATGGGCTCTCATGTATGAGCTGAAGAAATATGATGAGGTACCGAATGATGTGCAGCTGGGCGATAGGCTTTGCAAAGTCATCAAAAAGGAATTTGGTGGAGATGCCATTGCCAAGAACCCTTTTGCATGGATTACATTTGAGCAGGGAAATAACCTGATTGAGATTTTAAAAGGATATGTGGCAAGTGCCAGAAAGAGAGGCGAGGCATAGTGGACTTGTTGGGAAAAGTGCAAATGGAAAATCTGGACGAGGAACAGAAAGCCCTCGCGGAATTGATTGGACTGGAGGCTTTTAAGAACCTTGTAAGGGCTTTTAATGGCACTTCAATCTACATTCCAAAGATTGAAAGTCTGGAGAAAACGGTTCGTGATGAACTGATAAAAGAGGAGTTTGACGGAGGCAATTATAAGGAGCTGGCTCTAAAATATGGATTGACAGAAACGTGGATTAGGAATATAGTTTTAGATAAAGCAAAGGAAATCAAAGCGAGACCGATTGATGGTCAGATGTCGATGTCAGACTTCCTATAATAAATTTATCTTTTCAAGTACTTTATTTTAATATTTGCGATTTAAGAGATACACTTGTGTTAAACACGCAGGTGTATCTTTTTTTGTTTGTGAGGTGAGAAAGAATGAGTGAATGGGTAATTACAACAGCAATCACATTGGGAATCGGTGTAATCACATATTTCCTGAAACGAACCATGACGCAGGTGGATAATCAGGGAGCCAAGATTCAGGAGCTGATAAATCAGATGTCAACCAAAGCAGACCAGAAAGAGCAGAGTGCGAAGCTGGAAGGGGATATCCGCCAGATTCGTGATGATTATACACCAAAGGAGATGCACCAGAAAGATTTTGATGAGTGCAGAAGAGATATCAAGGAAATCAGGGCTGAGTATCTGACAAAGGACGATTTTATCCGGGAGATGAACAAGATGGATAGAAAGCTCGACCAGATGTTAGACCTCATGCTGAAGAAATAGGGAGGTTAGAAAAAATGAGCAGAGAAACAGAAAGAAGACAGCTCCGAGCTGGCAACTTTATGATGAACAATGGCAGGGTGTTATCGACCATCAACCTGCTCCGTGAAAAGTACAATGCGCTCCGCAGCGTTGAGAAAGCGGTCAGCTATGAGGGCATTGAAAAGCAGGAATTTGTTGACAGCGTGAATTTCCTCGCAGAAGAGGGTTATATCCACTTGAGAGATATTAAGACTCACGAGGACGCATCCCTTGCGGATTGCGATTATCAGACGTTGGAAGCCAAAGTAACCGGCAAAGGCATCCGACTCCTTGGCGGAGGAATCTCTGATAATATGGTTGACCTTGGCGATTGATGATGGAGCAGAAGGATAGAAGACGCAGCACCGGCAAGGTGGACAGATTACCGCCAGAATTAAAGGACACCGTGGAGCAGATGCTCCTGACGGGCTGCACGTATAAAGAAATCGTTGCATTCCTGAAAGAGAATGGCGAGGAAATGTCTCAGATGGCGATTTGTACTTATGCGAAAAAGTACCTTGCCACTGTTGAGATGATTACCGTGGCGCAGAGCAATTTCTCCATGCTGATGGATGAAATGAACCGGTATCCTGATCTGGACACTTCGGAGGCTCTTATCCGACTGGCAAGCCACCATGTAATGAATGCCCTTACCAATGTGGATGAGGAGCAGATGAAGGAAGTTCCGATTGACAAGTTAATCCGAGAGACCAATGGTCTCATCCGAGCAGCAGCTCACAAGAAACGAATTGATGTACAGAACCGTGACAACTACGAAGCCGGACTGGAAGCGGTTAAGAGCCTTGTATTCGAGGCTATGGCGAAGGAGAATCCGGAACTGTACCGACAAGTCAGTGCATACCTGAATAAAAAGAAAAGCGAAGGACTGGAGGGATAAAAGCGATGTGGTATGTAATTCAAGTTATGACCGGCAAAGAAGACGATATCGCCGGGAACCTGAAAGAGCAGGGCATCAGGGCTCTTGTTCCGAAGGAAAATCGTCTGATTCGTACCGGAGGCTCATGGACGCAGCGTGAGTACATTTTATTTACCGGGTACGTGTTCCTGAACATGGAATACAATGCGGAGAACTATTACAAGGTTAAGGGTATTCCGGGAGTGATTAAATTCCTCGGTGACAGCAGAAACCCTTCAAAGCTTTCCTATCTGGAAGCTGAGTGGATTACCCTGCTGACCGGTGCCGACAACGCACCGATTGAACCGACAACGGTTAAGGCGCAGAGTGATGGTTCGTTTAAGGTTGTGAAAGGTGTTCTTGAAAAACTTGAAAACCGTATTGTCAAGTATGACAAGCGGAACCGCAAGGCAACATTCGAGATTACCATTTGCAACGAGAAGAAAGAAGTCCAGCTGAGCATCGTGCTGGAGGATGATGAAATTAAAGCTGCAGAAGCTGGAGAGGATGGTCAGCCGGGTGCAGCGCAAGCGGTTTTGAAAGAAGCTACCTGATAGTACACGGTTGATTCGTCCCGGTGCTGGATGCTGGCGGACATATCGAAAAGGAACTGAGCAGAAAAAAGACACTGGTTGGATGGCGAAGCCTACCCTTTCAGACCTTTCTCTGCCGGTTCCTTTTTCTGTTGGCTCAAATTACCGTTTAAAAACAGGCTAAACCCCTTTAAAATCGTTTGAATGATTAAAGTGGGGGAAATTATCGCTGAAAGGCAAAAATGCAAATATGGGGCAAATACGCGCCCTGAAATTTTATGGAAAGGCAGGTGGTGGATATGCGAGCTGGCAAAAAGGAAAGTATAAGCGTTCTGATCGGAGCGATGGCAGAGGCTGAGAGCAAAAGTTTCTATGATGAAACCGAGATGATTACAAGCGATTTAAAAAGCCTTTTAAATACCTTTTTGAAAAAAGACCAATCTCCGGCACGAGCACAGATTTTGAAAGATTATGAAGCCGGAGCACCGCTTACCGGAAAGGGCGGTATCCGTCAGAGGCTGGGTGCCATTGACATGGAGTTCTTCGGCAGGGCATACTTTCCGCACTATTTTTCCAGACCATCTCCGGAATTCCACCGGGAGCTGGATAATATTTGGCAGCAAGGAGTTTTGAAAGGAGAATACCCTATCACACCGGCAAAGGTAAAACAGATAAGCCGGATGAACGGTACCAAGCGAGTGGTCGCAGCTCCTCGTGGACACGCAAAGTCCACAAGCCTTACTTTCAAGGGAAGTATTCATGCCATAGTTTATGAATACAAGCATTATCCGATTATCATATCCGACAGCTCGGAGCAGGCTGAAGGATTCCTGGACAATATCAGGGTGGAGTTTGAAGAGAACGAAGCTCTGAGGGAGGACTTTGGAAATCTGGTCGGAAAAGTCTGGAGAAGCAACGTGCTGATTACCAGCACCAACATCAAGATTGAGGCAATCGGCTCCGGAAAGAAAATCCGAGGCAGAAAGCACAGAAACTGGAGACCAGACCTTTTGGTTCTGGATGATATTGAAAATGATGAGAACGTCCGGACACCGGAACAGAGAAAGAAACTTGAAAGCTGGTTTTTAAAAGCTGTTTCAAAAGCCGGTGATGATTACACGGACATTATTTATATTGGAACATTACTGCATTATGACAGCCTTCTGGCAAAAACCCTGAATAATCCGGGTTATAAAGCCATTAAATACAAGGCAGTCATTTCTTTTTCTAACGAAGAGGATCTCTGGAAGGAATGGGAGGAAATCTACACAGACCTTTCAAATGAGAACCACGAAGCCGATGCAAGGGAGTTTTTTGAAAGGCACCGGGAAAAGATGCTGGAAGGCACGGAGGTTCTGTGGGAGGAAAAGCTGTCCTATTATGACCTGATGGTTATGAGGCTGACAGAAGGCGAAGCATCCTTCAATTCCGAGGAACAGAACGAGCCTATCAATCCGGAAGACTGTATTTTCAATCCTGAGTGGTTTGAATATTACAATGAAGCGGAAATCGACTTCAAGAACCGGGACTTCTATTTCTTTGGTTTTGTCGATCCTTCACTTGGAAAGACCAAGAAGAGCGACTTCTCTGCAATCATTACACTGGCAAAGCACAAAGTATCCGGATATATGTATGTCATGGACGCGGATATCGAGCGCAGACATCCGGATAAAATCATCGCGGATGTTCTGGAGAAGGAGAAGATGCTCCGCAGGGATTATGGCAGGGGCTATAAGAAGTTCGGAGCTGAGACGGTGCAGTTCCAGTGGTTCCTGAAGGAAGAGCTGGCGAAGGCATCCGCAAAGGCTGGCTTGTATCTTCCAATCGAGGAGGTACCGCAGACCAGCGATAAGACAATGCGTATCCAGACGATGCAGCCGGATGTAAAGAACCATTACATCAAGTTCAATAAAAGGCATAAGAGACTGCTGGAGCAGATGGAGCACTTCCCGATGGGAGCGCACGATGATGGTGTGGATGCTCTGGAAGGCTGCAGAACGATTGCCAAGAAGATGAAACGGTTCCGGGTGCTGGATAAAGGAAAATTAGGATTGTAGGAGGTAACGGTCATGCCGGTTATTTACATGGACAGGGCTTCGATTGAAAGCCTGACAGAAAAAGATATCCGGGAGATTATTGATGAGAACAGCACGGATTTAAAATACGGAACGCTGCATGATTACTATGTGGGCAAGCACAAAATCCTTGGCGAAAGCAAAAAGGACAGCACAGCTCCGAACAACCGTCTGGTCAACAATATGGCAAAATACATCACGGATACCGCAACCGGGTACTTCGTGGGTGAGCCGATTGTCTATGACTCCCAGAATGATGATTACCTGCAGGTGGTGCAGGATATTTTTGATTACAACGATGAACAAGACCATAACATGGAGCTGGCGAAGCAGTGCAGTATCTGCGGAAGCTGCTTTGAAATGCTCTATCTGGATGAGGATGCCAAGATAAGGCTTGCGAGGGTTCCGGCTGCTAACGGAATTATGATCTGCGAGACGGACAGTGGTTTTTCTGCTCCGATGGCATTTATCCGAACCATTGTTTCCAAGGACAAGGACAATAATACGGTGCGTAAGGTTGAGTTCTGGAACTCCAAGCTGGTGATGCACTTCCGGTCAGTGAATAATGGGTACCTGAATCTGATTGCAGTGGAGGAACACTACTGGCAGGACGTTCCTTTTGTTGAATACATCAACAATGAGGAAAGGCTTGGAGATTTTGAAGGTGTCATTACAGAAATTGATGCCTATAACAAGGTGCAGAGCAACACCGCGAATTACTTCCAGTACAACGATGATGCGATTTTGAAAGTTTTGAAACTTGGTGATGTCAGCAGTCAGGATATTGCGGACATGAAGGAAAAAGGAGCCATCATTCTGGAAGACGGTGGAGATGTATCTTGGCTTTTGAAAACGGTTGACGATACCGCGCTGGAGAATTATAAGAACCGGCTCCGGGAAGATATACATACCGGAGCCAATGTGCCACATTTAAGCGATGAGTCCTTTGGTGGCAATCTCTCCGGTGTGGCGATTTCTTATAAGCTGTGGGGTTTGGAGCAGATTTGCTCCATAAAGGAGCGTAAGTTCAAGAAAGGCCTACAGCGTAGAATTGAGCTGATAACCAATATCCTGAATATCATGGGACACACCTATGATTACAGAGACCTTGTTCCGAAGTTCCGCAGGAACCGTCCTCAGAATGATATGGAAACAGCGCAGATCATCACGATGCTTGCGAATGACCTTTCGAGAGAAACCAGACTGCAGCTGATGCCGGGTGTTGAAAATGTCCAGGATGAGCTGAGAAAGCTGGAAGAGGAAAAGAACAAGGAGCAGGAGGAATTCGGAGTGTATCAGAGTTTCGCAAAGGCTTTTAGCGGTGCAGCTGACGGAACGGAGGCGGTAACGAATGAGCCAGAAGGAACGTAACGAGTGGATTGAACGAGCCAAGCAGAGGGTTCTTAGTAATGCCGAGATTACAGACCAATCCGTAAAAGAGATAATGTTTCTCTTTGATGAAGCAGCGTGGACGCTTGAAACGGAAATCAATGCCATGTTTCAAAAGTATGCCACGGAGAATGGGCTGACCAATGCAGAGGCTTCTAAGCTGCTGACCGGAAGTGAATATTCCCGGTGGAAAAAAGGAATTGAAGAATACCTGAAGGAAGCTGAAGGGGATTCCAAGACACTTCTGGAACTGAACACGCTGGCAATGAAGTCGCGGATCAGCAGGAAGGAGCAGATGCTTGCTACCGTTTACCAGACAATGATAACACTGTCGAGGGATACGGAAACGAAGCTGACGGATCTGCTGGGTGATATGTTCAAGACCAATTATTACCGGGGCTGTTATGATGTGCAGAGCATCCTTGGTGTTGGATTCAATGTTTCCAAGGTGGATGTGAAGATGCTCCAAAGGATACTGAAGCATCCGTGGTCTGGAAAGAATTACTCGCAAGCTCTATGGGAAAACACTGATAAACTTGCCACTCTCGCCAAGAGAGAGCTGACGATGGGATTTATGAATGGCTCCAGCGTACAGAAGATGGCAAAGGAAATCAATGATGTCATGGGCAAGGGACGCTATGCTGCAGAAAGGCTTGTCCGGACGGAGAGCAGTTATTTCTCTAATCAGGGAGAGCTTGCATCTTACCGGGAGATGGGCATTGCAGAATACACCTTCCTTGGTGGGGGCTGTGATGATTGTCTGGCTTTGAATGGTCAGGACTTTCCGGTGGATGAAGCGGAACCGGGACTGAACCTGCCACCGATACATCCGAATTGCAAATGCACCATCAAGGCGAAAGCCAAGAGGGATTTATTTAAAGACCGCGAGGGTGCTAATCCGCTGCAGGATAATCCTAAGTTCGAGGAGTGGAAGAAAAAATATGTTGACACTCCAGCTCCGGAACCTATAATAAAACTATCAGAGGATGAACAGCACGCAATAAACAGCTACATAAGCAGTGAGGCATACACATGGAATGACAAACTGAGAAGGGGAGTCAAACTGACGAAGGCAGAAAAGAAACAGATTAGTAATCTGGATTCAGCCCTTCAGAAGATGCCGACCTATCAGGGAGTGTTATATCGCTCCGTTTCTGATTTTGGAATACCTGATGTTCAGGAGTTTATTGCAGGGCATAAGCCGGGAGGCATAAAAAGTTTTCCGGAATTTTTTTCAAGTTCTACTGAGGTATATGATGACAGCTTCCCGATCCAGTATGTCATTACATCAAAGACCGGGCGCGATATACGGAAATTCAACTCTCAGGAAAAGGAGATTCTGTTTGAGCGTGATGCCATGTTCTATATAACCAAAGTAGTTGATAACGTGATTTACATGGAGGAAGTATAATGAGCAAGCCATATTCGGATAAACGGTGGAGTGATGCTCCCAAGGGGATGGACAGTGAATGTAATTCCTGCAAGAAATATTATGGTTTCGGAAAATGCGAGAAATATCCGGAGGGAATACCAAAGGAGAAATTAAAGCAGTCTTTTCCGGGTACCGGAAATTATAATAAAAAATATTGTGAACACAAGAGCAAGTAAGCACCCAGCCGGGTGCTTATTTAATTGCAAAAATATGGACTCAAGCACCTTTTAAAAGCGTTTTAAAGGGTGCTTTTGTTATACAAAAATTTAGACCAGGAGGTAAAAAAGATGGATGGAACAACCACCATGCAGAGTACTGAGCAGGAAGTTCAGACTACTGCAACAGAAACGCAGGGACAGCAGACAGCGGAAAGCACTCCGGAAAAAGTAAGTGCCCTCCAGAAGTTTATCAACGGACTTTTTGGCGGAGGCAAGGAGGCTGACGGTGCTGAACCTGAAAAGAAGGAAGACAAGGCTGCAGCGGAAGGAACTGCGGAAGAAAAGTCTTTCAGTCAGGCAGATGTAGATGCTGCCATCGAAGCTGCGAAGCAGAAATGGCTGGATGAAGCTGCGGAGGCAGAGCGCGTCAAGAAGCTCACTCCGGAAGAAAAGGCAAAAGAGGAGCAGGAGAAAAAGGACTCCGAGATTGCCAGCTTAAGAAGCCAGCTTTTGCAGAAGGAACTCAGAGAGAATGCAACCAAGGCGCTCGAAGCGGATGGGTTCCCGGTAGGACTTGCGGATGTGCTTGATTACTCCAGCAAGGAGCGCATGGAGGCAACTCTTGCGAATACCACAAAGGTATTCAAGGAAAGCCTTGCAGTAGCAATTCAGACCCGATTAAAGGGTAAGACACCGGAAGGGCTTGGTGGAGCTGCTTCTGCAGAAAATCTGATCAGAGACCAGATTGCAAAAAATATCAGAGGTTTATAAGGAGGAGAAAGTAAATGAATACCATTGAAACCGCAACAATTATTCAGAGCGAATTAGACAAGGCTGCTGTGGAGCAGGCTACTTCCGGATGGATGGAAGTGAACGACAAGCTGGTTAAGTACACCGGTGGTGCAGAGGTTAAGATTCCGAGCCTTGATATGGACGGAATGGCTGACTATGACCGCACCAGCGGATTTGTGCAGGGCAGTGTGAATTTTGAATATGAAACCCACAAGATGACTCAGGACAGAGGACGTGCATTCAGTTTTGACGAGAACGATGTGGACGAAACCAACTTTGTGCTGACTGCATCCACTGTGCTGGGTGAGTTCCAGAGAACCAAGGTGGTTCCTGAAATTGATGCATACCGTTACAGCACCATTGCAACAAAGTGTATTGCA